AGAATTATATTCATTTTTTACTTGCTTTTTTAACTTCTTATCATCATCTTTAAACTCCTTATGATATTCCCAAATTCTCATTGAGGAGCTACGAAGTTCCTTCCAAATTTTATCCTTTTCTTCTCCTAATTTGGTATCAAGATCTTTTACTTCGGTGCCAAACTGAATTCTATTTTCAAAATGTTTTACTTCATTTTCTTCGACTAAGTTTTTAATATCAAGTTTGACGTGTTCTTTTAATGTGTCAATTGTATCATTAACTTTGATAAAATCATCGTCAATTACACTAAAGGTTTTACCGATCCATGAAAAGTCAGGAACCTCATTTACTTCATTTACCCACTTTGGAAATGAGGGAATTGATGCCTTAACTGTGTCAATAGCGTCACATATTGCTTTTATTTCTTCATCGTAATATTTTACTTCAGGAAGGTTTGTTACCTCCGTTTGAAGAGAATCTATCCTATCTTCAATAACATCTACTTGTTCGTCGTAGTATTTTACTTCAGGAAGATTTTGTATTTTAGTTTTTATATCTTCTCTTACTAAATCAATCTGCCCACAGATTGCTTCAACTTCACTCTCATAATATCTTACTTCAGGAACTTCTGGAATCTCATTTCTTACTTGAGAGATTTGTTCAGCTAACTGCTCAAGTTCTTTATCATAATATTTTATCTCTGGAATATCAGGAATATCTGCCCTGATATCATTTACCATTTTGACCAACTCTGGCCAAGGTGGAACTATATCTTGAATTTCTGCAAACGTTTCTCCGTTTACATCTTCAATGGTTTGTATTTGTTCTGTAAGTATTTCTTGTTCTTTCTCAATAAAACTTTCTACAGAGGGTAAATCCTCTTGCACTTCCTCTGTAATAAATTCATCAATTGATGGAAGGTTACTTGAATCTTCAGTAAACTCATCAATCGAAGGTAAATCCTTGTTCGACATTTTATTAGTAACTTTTATACTTCGGGATTTCTCTCCCCTTTTTATTTAGGTTCTTCTTTAAGTCCGTCTTTCAGCATTTTTGCTAAATCTGCAGTTGATCCAACGAACAATGCATTATTTACCGTAGATGGACCACGCACTTGTTTATCATCTTCAACATCTTTAAGTTTCTTTTGAAGATCCATTAGTTTATCAGTTGCATCTGATACACTTTTAATTAACTGTCCAGCAACTTCATATGCACGAGGTTGATCTGATTCTTGAGCAAGTTCAAGAATACCGTTTATTGCCTCTTGACCTTTTTCAATTATAGAATAAAGGTTACCTCTAGTATAGTCATAATCTTTTTTGATATCATCAACTTGAGATGTAATTTTTTTAAGTTTTCTATCAGTAGATGGAACTATCTCTCCATCAACATTGAAAGTGTCGTTTAAATCGTTAAAACTCATGAGATTGTTCCACTAAATCCAAAGTCATCACCTTCTTCAATCAATACATTATCTGAGGAGTCAATAACAAATACTCCATCCCCCTTAAGGTGAGTTACTGCTGCAGTATTATATTGACCTCTTAAGACGGAAAGTTTAGTTCCATCAATGGATTTAATATAAATTGTTTCGCCATTCAAATCAACATAAGTCTTTGTATTCAGTCCACTTGCACTATCGACATTAATTGTTTTGGCAATCTTCGTGACATCATCAGAAAGGTTAGTGGCAGCATCACCTGTATAGTTTTTGATTGCTCTTGGTTCGACAGAGTATGAAAGTGCTCTCTCTGTATTTGAAGTATCTGTTCCCGTAAGATAATTGACTGTTGCTTTTTTGATGATATCCTTCGTTGCAGAAGATACTGGACCAAACAGATATGTTTTTGCTGTAAATCTAAAAGTGTAAAGTAAAACTCTTCTTTTAGTAAAATCACCTTCGTAATCATCTTCCATAGTAATGTTCTCAAGAACCACAGGAATATCTTTCTTTTCTTGAATGGTTGATACTAATTCAACCGTTAAGTTATATGCTGGTTGAAAATAAGGTAAAATCTGTTCAACAATTTGAAGAGCATCATCATTTAATTTTGTCATGACAGACAATTCAAATTGCATATTGTAAGGAACAGGCATAAATGCCTTTTTTGTTTCTGTATTATCGCTTGGATCTTTTACAACAAATTGTTGAGTCGTTGTTACTTTTCTAGATGCATCATAAGTCAGACCCGTAAACTCAAATGACATCCTTGGCAAGGTAATTGCAGTTGGTTTATTTAAGTCTGGGGATTGTTCGATTCTTGCCAGAAACTTTTGAGTAGGTCCATATGAAAGAGGAACATTTACAACAGAATTTTCCTGTTGAATTGATATATTGTTAAAGAGGGTTCCAAAGGATATAATAGTCCTCCTCAAAATTTCGTTATAAAAATATCCAAACATATTGTGACCTTAAGACATTAAGTAGTCTGACTAACTTTATTTAGGGAATACCAAAAGGATTTTGCTCAGAGAAGTCTAAAATACTATCTGCCTGAGTTTCAATCTCAAAATTATCTGCGAATGGATCATTATCAGGTGTGGTATCAATAACTCTCAGTGCATGTGAAGCACCTGAAGTTGATCCCACAACATCTTCACCTATCGTGAATGTGCCACTTACACTTGCAACCTCAAGCACGTTAGTTGATGAATTCCAAGTTCTTACTCTTGCAGTTGTTCCACTTGTCTGTCCTGTTACAATCTCATTAAATATAAAGTCACCTGTTGAATCCATGTCAGGAGAACTAACAGTTATTGTGGGTGCTACACTGTATCCTAAACCTGCATTGGTTATCCTTATCTCAGTAACTGTTCCTGCAGCATTTAATACTGGAATTAACTGTGCTGAAGATGTTGAAACACCTGATAAGAATATTTCATTTGAAAGTGAAATTGATGGTGCAGTAGTGTATCCGCTTCCTCCAGAGCTAACAGTTATAATTCCTACTGTGCCGTCAGCAATTCCTGAAGTTGCAGCGGCACCTGTGCCACCCTTTCCACCATAGAATTTAATCTTAGGAGCAACTGTATATCCTGCACCTGGGTTGGTGATAGGAACAGTTTGCACCGACTGTAATCTTGGATTAGCATTAAGATTGCATACGTTAATACCACCGATCATGGTAGCAGTAGCAATACCAGTTATGCCTGTAGATGGAGCAGAAGATATAGCAACAGTTGGAATTTCTCCATATCCTCCACCTCTGTTGGTAACGTTAATGAATCTTATACCACCAGATGTAATAATACCTGTAACAGCAGTAGCGGTTACACCTGTACCAACTAATGTTAGAGTATGTGTTACACCCTGAACAGTGCTGATTCCATCTTCGGTCGTTCCATCTGGATCATCACCAACTAAATTGTTATCGATTTCATCAATACCAGTAGCAAGAACTTCATCCTCATAGCGGAAGAGTTCGCAAGTTAACTCATATGTATAAAGGTCTTGTAATTGATAATATGGTTTTGCGTACTCAATATCTTTAATTTCATAAATTCTATCATCAAGCGGGAACCAAATTAAGTCACCACTTTTTGGTCTTGTAGATAATTTAATATTTGCTTGATCTTCTATCAAAGGTGAGATATAGTTTTCATATCTTTCTCTTGATATCACAAGTCTTACTTCATCTCTAGATTCAATTCCAAATTTAGAGAGAAGATTACCTGCGCCAGAATATTGATCATAATTATCAATATATGCCTCAAGTGGAAGTGCCATATCAAATTTTGATTGGACCACTTCACGAATAACTGATTTTTCAGTAATAAACTTTCTAGGAATATAGAATATTTCTACTCCATAAGTTCTTAATTGCTCATTTATCAAGTCTTGAACAAGATTTTGTTCAGATGATGTGCCTTGGGTGAAAAAAGGATTTAATACCATGATATTAACCTATCATGTCAAAAGGAGGAAGTTCATAAGTATTTGACATTTGCTCTCTAATTATTTCAAGATCTTTATCGGCATCATCATAAATTTGACGCCCGTTTAGTTCAATTCCGCCTGGTAGTTTAACACCTTGGAACTTAATCAAATTCTGACCCCATTGCCTTTTTATCAGGGCAGTCAAGTATCGTTTTAAAAATGAATCATTATAAACTCTTCCATAATCATTAGGATCTAATAAACGATAACAATCAATTATTATATAATCATCAACTGTTACACTTGACCAATCAAGATCAAGATACAATCTATCTTGTCTCTGGTTAAATCTTATTTGCTTTTCTGTAGTCAAAAGAAAATCAATATCTTCTAGATACCTTTTTGTTATACCATAAGTCAAAACCTCCATTGAACTAAATGTGTAGATATCATTTAAAAAAAGTTGATATTTTACACTGAACATGTTGTTAGTTACAGTGTTAGATCCATCAAATTTAAAAATTTTGTTTATACCTATAACTGCTGGAGGAACTTGAAGATAATTACTATTTTCCTCATAAGAAAAAGTAGTAGCAGTTCCTGCTATAGTTGTTTCAGCACTAGTTGTTACAATACCAACTGGATTATCACCACCTCTACCACGCCCTCTATCTATATCTGCTTGAGTAATTTTATATTTTAAATATGTTGATTCTACACCATCAAAGTGTCGTTCATGAAAATACTGTAGTGCATCATCAACTAAGTCATCAACTTGCTCATCAGCGACGTTAATTTCTAAGACAGGAGCACCCAACTGTCTTTTACAATAGTTTATGAGGTCTGTCCTACTTGCAGGTTGTGCCATCTATTCACTACTTTTTAATTATTTATGGGGCAGAGGAAATACCCTGATAAACATATACATTTCCATTTACGATATTATAGTAAGTTGCTCCAGAACTTACGAGCACATCATACATATATCTTCCCTCAGCGAGGTTCCTTGTATCTGTGGACCCCATAGAAACTTCCATAACACCACCTAAGGCACTAGTGATTCCAACTGTAAGAGTTGCAGCAGGTACAGTCGTAGACCCTATAGAAGTGCTCTTTCTTATTTGAGCAGACCCAGAATATCCACTTAAGTTAAATGCTGAATTTGCTGTATTTAATACATTAAATTTTGCTTTAAAGTCTCCGCCAGTGTAGATACTCAAATTAGCACCATAAGGAATTCCAGAATCTGGATCAAAAGTAATGTTATTACTAGCCATTAGGGATACCTATTACCGACATTGTTTCTTGTTGTTTATAATATAATTTTGCAAAAGATTTTGCAATATTTCTAAGTTCTTCACGATCATCACAACTATCTATCTGTGATGCTAATTTAGTGTAAGCAAATTGTTTTGACAGATTGCTTAGTTCAATGCTATCTGGATCCATGTAATAACTCCTTTAGTAATGATTTGATTTCGTCAATGTCACCTTTCATGTTAGCAAGTTCATCTTCAATGTTCTGTACTTTTTGAGTCTTTTCGCTTTTCACTTCACGTCTCGCAAGATATTGATTATATTCAGTTTTATTTACATTAATGATAGATCCATTATTAGGGTCTCTCGCTAAATCGGAGTGACCCTCAACTGTATACTTTTCCATTATGCAAGTGCAATAACTCTGAGATCCTTAACTCTAGGAACATATACCTGACTTGTAGATGTAAGGAGAAGTTTAATTCTATACGATCTAAATGCAGGTAATTGATCGATAGTAAATGTCATTTCTTTATAATCAAGATTTAAACTATCAAAATTATAGTTATTAGATTTGATCATTTTAGTATCTGATTGACCATCACTCAAACTTGAATCAATTACTTGACCTCTAGTGTTTAAATTATCATAACCAGGGAACAGTTGGAAGATAGGATCAAATCCTTGCTTATCACTGATAGCGTATAATGCTCTAATATCGGATAGTGCATTAACATGAGCAGAAACAAGAATCTTAAGTGAAGACGCAGGATTCTCCAATACAACTTCTTTAGAAATGTATTGACATGCTGTAGGATCTTCTCTAAGAGTATTTACTCTTGAATCAGTTGCATAGTTAGTAATTGCACTATTAACTCTATTTGATGTTGTAATAACAGAAACTCTTTGTGCGTCAATCACTGGACTTACTCTTGTATCAACTGTTCCAAGGAACATTCTCATATTCAAGGATTTATTTCCAGGAATATTGTCAAGTTTTGCAGTCTCATTAACCTTAGACGAAATCATTCTTGGAGATTCAAAATAATTAGGTGTATTAATATTGAGGTCAGTAAATCCTTCATCAATAAATGGAATTTCATTTCCATTTATACTTTGACTTGATATTGTTCTTACCTCAGCATTAAGTGAGGTGCCACGCACTGTTACATTTTGAATGATTGGTGTAAGAATTTCAAATGGCATATTTTGAGATGCTCTAATGTCATATCCACCAGCAGTTTTTGTTTTATTCATAAACAACTTAGGAAGACCGACATCATTACTTCTGTCATCTGCACTTGTACCAGTTCCTGTATTAAAGGTTTCTGACATATCAAGTTTTACATTATATGAATCAAACGTAATTGGATTATCCACTGTCACATCGTTCAAGTTATGAGTTTTGTTGATTCTATGTAAGTTAACTCCACCTAGTTCATATTTAAATACAGGTGTTCCAACTGGATAGTTAGCTTGATTATTTCCTCTAGTAATAGTTCCACCAATAACATTTCCAGTTACATTGGTGTATTCAATAATCTCATTACCAATCTTTAAGAATCCAACATTTGTTGTTCCAACACCAACATTTTCAAAAGTTCCAAAATTAGTTCCAGCATTAACAGAAATTTCACCAGTAGAACCAATAGAAAATTCTGCAGAAAGTTTTGTTGGTTTAATATCAGGTTGAACATCACTAATAGCAACTCTATTATCAGTGAAATACATACCATGATTTTTATGATTTACCTTAATATGCAAACCATCGGCATCAGTGATAATATTAGAAATTGTATTTCCAACACCCACAGCATCTTTAAAGTTAAACTGAGTGGTAACCCCTGCGCTATTTACATACATTAAGGTGTTGCCAATGCCTGTTACAAACTCACCCTGAACATTTTCAAAGACAAGTTCACTTGTCATTCCAATTCCAGTAATTGTTAGTCTTGAATTTCTACCAACGGTTGCAATACCAATCGTAGAAATACCAACTACGTCACCTACTTGATAACCAGAACCACCGTTTGTAATTGTTGCAACTCCAATTGCTCCAGCATTTACAAACACATCTGCTACTGCGCCTCTTCCATTACCACTTAAAGTAACTAAATTAACACTATTAAAGGATCTAGATCCTGTAGAAGGAGTGTATCCAATTCCAGGATTAGAGACTGTAATTGTAGTTGCTTTTGCCGCAACCCCAACCAAATCACCACTTGCCTGAGTTCCTAACTGGAAGAACGTATTACCAACTTCATATCCAGTATCACCTGTTGTAGTTCCAAGTCCAACTCTAATTTTTTTAGAGTTCAGAACAAGTGAATCTGGCATCAGTCTTGGAATCATTCCATTGCCTTTAGTCAGTTCAGGACTATAGAATTCAACAGAACCACTCTCGATAAAGTCTGCTCTATAAAGAGTAAACTTAAGATCTTCCCACTGACTTGGTTCCCACGTTGATGCGTTTTGAGATTTAAATAGAGATCCAAGATATGGTTGGTTTGAAATAAACGTATCGGAAAGAAGATCGTTTTCACCAATACGAGAGATGTATACACTATATTTTGTAGAGTTAGATGCAAGACATATGGCGTATTCAGTATTTCCACCTTCAAGATACACAGGTGCTTTAAATTCAACTGTAGTTGCTACAGAACCATCAGCAGAAGTTGTTATATCTTCAGGACCAATAACAATCTCGGAGAAAGGAATAATCTTTTGAGTTGGAAGACCATTCTCCATTGTTCTTAACTGGAAGACAACAGGAATATTCATGTCATCTTTAGTTGCAAAGAAGATATCACATTTAGTTAAGAAAATACCGGTATCATCTTCCACAAGGAAGGATTGTGCCAGAGGATCATACCATCCAATAATTTCCTGTGTTCTTGAACCGCTAACTTGTCTTGTACCAACAAGTTGTGTACCGAGATCGCGGTTAACGTTTCTTTCTTGAAACTGTTGTCTACGCTCAACTCTTGCATTTCTGATGGAAAGAATATTTTCTTGAATGGTTTCAAGAGTTCCTGAGGCGGTGTAAGTTTCTTCCGATATCGTATTGCAGAGATCCTGATTATTATCAGGATCATTGATAAGAGTAAAACTCTTGGTTCCAGTTTCAAATTCAGGGAAAGTTCTAGAATTTGGATCTGGGATGAAGAAACTACCAGTTAAATTAGCAGCAAGGTCGGAGAGTAATCTAACATCTTTGATTGTTGCTTGTGCTCCACTTGATCCTCCTGTGAGAACCATTCCTGGTGCTACAAATCCAAAGAACTCACCTTGTGCTTCAGCGGAAAGAGAGAAAGTATCA